ACTAATTCGTCGTCGGTGAGTATCCTCTTAGCAAGGAGATCCAATCTATTAGAATCCATGTCGTGAAACCGTCTAATATCTACTATGTCGATGCCTGTACCTATGATCATACTGTAGTTATCTCGTTTAATTTCACTGAGCGTAAATCACGATAAATATGCCATAGATTATAATATATGAAAATTCAATGCGGACCAGATAACGATATTCGAACACTTTATCTAGTATTGCCCTCAGTGAGTAAGATTGGAGTTTTAGTCAGTGGGGGCATAGACAGTGTGTTGCTGTACTATCTTTTGCTGTATTGCAAATACAGAAATAATTCGTCACACATAATCCAACCTATAATCATTCAGAGACCAGCTGATCAGCACGTTACTAAACTAATGGTCAACAAGGTAAATGCATTATTTGACCATGATCTACTGCCTATGCGATTAGGGGATGTATCTCTGCCAGCACATCAACAGGTAGAATCAGCAGTGAGGCAGGCGTTTACAATACTGAACTTTGAATATTTGTATTTGGGCATCATAGAGGTACAACCACAACACACTGTTGGCATAACAGTTATCCAAGTTCCTGAGATTTTAGGAATAGGGTATCCTCTTAAAAATCTAACAAAACGTCACATAATCGATTTATATTTTAAAATGGGAATCCAAGATTTATTACAGTATACCAACAGTTGTGATCAGCAGTCGATCGAACTCCAGCCCTGTGGTGTGTGTAATGGTTGTAGAGAAAGAGATTGGGGGTTGAAAGTATTAGATGAATGATTGTTTAATAAACTTCATAACAAAAATAAATAGGTCAGTATAGGGGAACATAGCTTGAAAGATATATCTGGTATATTATATAAAATTACTTGTGCAACAACCACTCCGATAAAACTTTTTTATGACAAATCCAGTTTGTTGACCATAGATGGATTGGATATCACAGATTACGAAATAGTTGAATACATAATGATAGAAAAAAATCTATTTCAGTTTGCTAAATCTATATGTGGTGCTTGTTGGTTCATCTGCTGTAAACCTAATCAAGATAACGAATTTTACTATTTCTATGATTGTAAAAATTTGAACCAATTTGAAACCATTATACACAGCGACCTGTATATAAATTATCTATCATTACGAAATAACCTCTGCAATAAATTATCATGGACACACCACGGGTATAAAATTATTCCGGCAAATATAGATTCTAATCTAATAAATTGGTGTATTGATGCAGGTGATGATACAACGCTAACTGTTGTTTCAAAAATTCACGGCGAAGTGTTGTGGAATAGTGTAAACGAAACAGTCAGTGAAACATAGTTGATTTATAAAAATTATATAGACTACAATCTAATCAGCTGGTATTATAGGTTCACCCAAGCACTACCGTCAAAGACCTGAGCCACATTAGTAGCAGCTGGAGTAGTCCCTGATTCCATGAATATCATCATGCCCTTGGCTGGGGAAGAAACCAACGTAGTTCTTGCTGCATCATTAGCTACCACTGGCAGTTTAGGAGGCACAACAAACTCTACCATACTGGATTTAATAGATGCTTTCACTGCACGAGTACCGGCAGAGTTAGATGTGGAGATATCTATTCTTGAAGGAATAATTCCGGCGCTGACCGCTCCGTCTACTACTATGTCTACACTTGAACTCAGAACAAACCCTGTACCATCATGTCCTGCACTTACTATTCGTCCTATTTGGTCTCCGTTCAATACGGCGGTAGGAGTTGCAAAAGTTCCTCGTATTCTCGATAGTCCCAATGGGGCGGTGTGTGTGCCTGCATTATTTTGTACAAATACTGATGTACCTGGAGCGTCTAATACAGGATCTATAACCGGGAGCAATACGTTCGCAGCAATAATACTTAATATACCGGGAGATGTAACGGTTCCACCATCGACTAGATTGACGCTGTTTCCATTGAACGTTTGATTAGATACATCTACAAGATTAGATCCAGTAGAGGTTGCAACATTACCTTGAATATTACCTATAACATTCCCAATTAGATTGGCAAACAATTCATTTTCTACAGTGACATCACTGTTGAATATCACAGCGGGTGTGAATGTTATTGCAGACGAATTTGCTGAATCAATTAAATTAGTAAATATATTTCCAGTGATAGATGTTGCACTGATTGTGCCAGACACTGCATCTACTAATAGTGTACTGTCATCGGCAAAAACAGATCCCTTGACGTCGCCGGTGTGATAACCAGTAGTATTACCTGTAACATCTCCAATCACGTTTCCTGTGACATTTCCTGTGACATTTCCTGTAACATTTCCTGTAATATTTCCTGTGACTGGCCCCACTATTGTACCAGACACTGCATCAACTAATAGTGTGCTGTCGTCAGCAAACACAGAACCTTTAAATGCATCTGCTCTTAAGGTGCCTTGATAATTAGATAAGTCTACATTTGCACTGATTAAATCAGTAGCTGTGTTGTATGTGAATGTAATACCGCTGTGTGTTCCACCTGTGAATGATGCTGCTGCTGCATCTTTAGCGTCGGCATTGGTATATCCTGTGATCTGTATACCGCCAAGGGTGCTACCGTTGCCGATATATAATCTTTCAGCCCCTGGGGTTGAAACAAATAACAGCTCACCCTGTGCTAGCGGCTGTGTCATTGCTAATCTTTCTGCGTCGGTACCTCTGCGAATCTGTAACGGCATATCTATAACTCCTGGAATTTTCCTAGCTCATTATATTTATGTCAGCCAAAAAAATAGGGCTCCGAAGAGCCCTATAATGTGCGCAGTTTACTACATAGTAGGACCGTTTCCGTTCCTAAAACCCACACTGCCGCCCTCTGCTTCGATGCGTTTGATAACATCTTCAAACAAGATAGGCGCAAAGTCTGGAGTTTGTTCAACACACACGCAATGATAGCGCGGATCAATTTCGTCACTGTACAAAACTTCTCCTGTACGTGCATCAACTCCACGAGCCTTACGCACACGATTTGCGTGAGTGTGTCCGTGAATGTTAACTCCAAACCGTCCTAAGCTGTCGCTGTGTACAGGAATATGGCTAAGGATCATGCCGTTCATAACGTGATAAGCTCTAAGTTCTCTAAAGTACAAGCGATACTCGTCGTCTCTAAAGATATCGTGGTTACCACGAATTAAAACTTTGTCGCCGTTTAATCGGCTCATGATGCTTAACGCTTTACGGTTAATGACAACGTCACCTAAATGGTAAACTTTGTCAGTGGGCTTGACTCTTTCGTTCCAAGCCTTGACCATTGCTTCGTCCATCTCATCTGGATCAGTCCACGGCCGTAATTTGGTAACTCCGTCGTTGCGAGTAAACTTACATACGCCGGTATGACCAAAGTGCGTATCGCTTACTAAAAATACACTAGGCATTATATTCTCCTTACATTTTTAACATAGCCATTGTGGCAGTAGATTCATTTCTAAATCCTACATAGTACGGTCTTGCTGTATAGCCTAATCTTTTATTAAACTTAGCCTTACCCCAAAATGTAGAATCCCAGCGCCAGCCTTCTAAATCTTTTACTGCTTTTTCTATTTGATTTGAATCAGTACTCCACCGATCGATCAGAAAGGCAAAGCGGTAGCCTTTGTGATACAGATTGTGTCTGCGATCTAATTTTATTAATTTCACTTTGCCCTCCTTTCATCAAATTCTACGTTTTTTCCATGTGTAGTCAACGCCGTCCGGGCACTTGCCGTTAACTATGCTGTCTGCGCCAAACTTACCTACAAGTTCCATACCATTGATTTTAATGGTAACGAACTCACCTAACTCTTTAGCCCACGCCATTGCAAGGGCTAATGTTTCGAATTCTTGTGTTTTTGTTTTGCTTTTTACTTCTATCATTTGTCTATTGTAGCACCAAAAAGAAACCCCGTCAACCAAAATTAACGGGGTGTTGCGAAAATGCCACACTCACCAATTTTCAACGCCAGATACTTCAACGGATACTGTAGCCGGATGATCTGCAATTTCTGTTTCATATGTTAGGGTTAACACACTACCAATCCCGGATGTACTTTCTTGTTTTAAAATAAAATACTCTGTACCGACACTTTCACAGATTTTTTTAATTTTATCTAATTCAAATATGTTTAAATGTATCATTCTTCCACTCCGAAATGTTTCTTACTCTTGTCAATCAATTTATGAAAATGATAAATTTTACTTTGATGACATTTAATCACATCAGCCTTGACAGCAGTAGATTTGAATCCTTCTACTAATTTAATTTCTTCTTCCAATATATCAACGCATTCCCGAACAATCAACTCGGCGAACTTTGCGGTATCAAAATGCAAATGTCCATCAATCAATGTTTCATTAATGTAGTGACTCCAGCACTGCTTTTCCAGTTCTTTAATTCGTTCGTTCATATATCGCCTTCTCTTTCTCTGTGTGCCCTACGTTCGGCCGCTAACATAAAAACTTTTTCGTTATCGTTATTCCAATCTTGTGGAAGCTCGCGGCCATTAATGCTGTGACGTTCTTTAGAGTCGTAGTCCCAACCCAATGCCTTCATCATGCGATGTTTGACTAATAGATTAGGAGCACGGAATACTTCTGTATCTGCGAAGCCCAACATCACTCCGATCTCACAAACAGCACCACTTCGACAAACACCTGCATGACAGTGAACCACAACGTTCATGCGATTTTCTAGTGCGTGTTGTAGCAGTCGAGCAAGCTCATTGGCCTGCGCTTGGCTGCAACGCATGGCTTCGTCTAATGCAAAGTCTTTTTCTTCAATGTCTAAAAATTGAAACTGATGGACTTCTTTAAAGTGATGAAAGGGCGTAGGAAAATCTCCAGGAGGATCTACAATTTGAATCAGCATAGAGTTTATGCCCGCATCGAAGTGATGTCCTTTGCGGATATCACTGAGTGCTACGTTTTGAATCCAAGGCATAATTCTACCCCCTATTAATAGGTTTCTTTTACAATTTTAAATTCTGTCAGCGGATATTTGGCTTTAAATTCTTCTGTCTTTACATAATCGTTAAATTCTTTCGCATTGAAAAACATGCGATGGAAAACTGATTTGTGATCCATTGTGGTTACTGTTAAGTAAACTGATTTTGCTTTGCCAGCCATTTAATTCCCTTTTAACATTCAATGTGGATGATTCGACTGTGGTCTAAATCTTATTTTTATAATCTGTACGTTACACGACCTTTGGTCAGATCGTATGGACTGACTTCAATTTTAACACGATCACCTAAGATGATTTTTATCTTGTGCTGTTTCAATTTTCCACTGGTATAACACATCAGTATATTGGGCATGTTATCTACCGCAATCCTATACATGCTGCCTGGTAATACTTCTTGTACCACACCAGTTAATTCAATCAAATCATTTTTGCTCATTATTTTTTGTGCTGTTTTTTAACTTTAGCATGAGCATTGTCTATGATTTTAAAAACCTTATTGGCCAACACTCGTTCCTTACTGTATGCTTCTATTTCCCAAGGGCTGTCATAGTACTGAGATTTGTTTTTTTGTCCCATCCATAACTTTGATTTGAGATTTTTATCGTGTTTGATCTGTCCACGAGCATATTGTTTGACATGTACCATTTCGTGTGCTATGGTGATTATCAAATTTTCTAGATTTACAGCAGTATCTAACACCATGCCCAGAGCTTTGGGTCCTACTTGAAACACGCTGCCTCGACAGCCATCTCTTTTGCTCATCCCTCGATCAGTTAAAATCACTAAACTATATTTACTGTTCTGTAACTTTAGTTCTTTTTTGAACAGCTCAACACAGGTTTCTATCACGGTTTTGGTGATGCTGGCACGAGCAGCAATTTCTATCTCCATTGGTGTTCCTTGTGTGTTTGAATGCTTATTATACTGCGATTTAGCTCAAATGTCAAGTGATAAATTATTCAAAATATTCTATGTCTGCAGCCAAAATAAATCTGAATTGATTGCTTTGAACAACACCAGGTCGGTGCCAAGTAGAACTAGGGTATATAATCCAATTTCCTAGAGTAGGTGTGACGAAATATTTGCCATCTTGTGCTGCACCGTTAGGAGCAATCTCAGTACCGCAGTAGTCTCGATCTTTGACATCATCGGGGATATGTAGATAGTATATTCCGCTGAGCATTTTGCTATTGGGATTTTTTGGATGCCAGTGGTGATGCCATAGTTTTTCACGATCTTCGGCACCCTGAAGATTTGTCATAAAACTCCAGGCCATCATTTCACTAACCTTTACTTCGCGACCGAGATACATGAACACCGAAAACATAAAACTCATACGGTACTTTAACCATACAGGTTCCTTACGTGCAAATAGATTTTCTTTGGTCTGAAACTTAGGGCTGTTAGCAAAATAATTGCCGTCAGTCACAACAGTTTTGATGATACTACACGCAGTGATATCATCTTGCTCGGTAATTACACTACGAAAATCGAACTTGCGTACAAGTTCTGTTTGATCGAAAACTGGCTGCATTTTAGTTTTGGAGCGGGATGGGGGAATCGAACCCCCGACTTTAGATTGGAAATCTAAGGTAATACCATTTTACGAATCCCGCATACATTTATTTAATCTTCATCTGGAGGATTGGCCAACGGCGATGTTGTAGGTTTTTTTCTTGACCATGCCGAATAACTTTCCCCTTCTACTCTACCACTTTGATTTGGTTTAAGTTGCTGAACGGATCCACCTTTTGCAAAAAATTCTTCCATTGCTAAATCAGTTGCCGATTTTTCTTGTGATTTTGTCATGATGTTAATCTACTTTTTTAAGATACTCTTTGCCTATTTTACCTGCCTGTATGTCTAACAAAGCACTTACAGGAGCATGAATCGAGGTAGTAAGTTCTGAAGCCTTGTGCCTACGACTGAGTTCTCGGGCCCTAACTGTGGCGATCAGTACAAGATCGAATCTACTGCCTCCTACCTGCGCTACACACTTTTCTGTATCAATACTTGGACCACGACTTTGTGTTAATTGCATTTTTTTGCCTTTGTAAAAACTGGTTGCGGGACCCGGAATCGAACCAGGATCTCGAGCTTATGAGACTCGCGAATTACCGTTACTCTATCCCGCGATAAAAATTACAGCAGACCTTCTGCTTGCAGTGTTGCTACGGTGTCCTCATTCAAAGGCACCTCAGTCTTGATATTTAGTTCCAAGACTTCGTCGTTGATCTGTTGTTTCTGTTTCTTGAGATTCAGAATTTCTGCTTTGGCTTGTGCGATTTGATCTTTGGCTAACACAGATGTAGACACAGTATCGTTGTAGCCATAAATTCTGCTACGGCTCGTTTCGCCTTGATTATTCTTGATCTTTTCCAACTTGCCTTTGATCACTTCTAAATCAATCATTTCGCTGGCCGAAGCAAACTGCTCTAGCTGACTAATACGCTTATCAATGAATGCTGCCTTTGCCAATGCTGTGTTGATACCACTGGCCGCATTGGCCGTACCAACTAGAGCACGAATATTATACAGAGCCATGATCAGTTTTTGTCTACGGCCATCGTTGACTACTAATTCTGCATTGGCTTGAGTAATAGCAGCTTCAACATCTTGGAACTCATTGAGTTCAAGATCGAAATTAATTTTGATACTTTTTACAGTATCGTTGATGCTGTTCTGTACAGCATTAGCTTTTCTCAGTGTGATATTCATCTTTTTTCCTTGTTAAACAACAATAACGGATCCATGAAAGGTCAAGTAATAGACCGGACAATAGACAACAGAAGGGTTATAATCTTCCTTTGACAATGTGCAATGTACAATACACAGAGGTTCATATATTTCCGATTAACAAATGACATTCTATTAGGGATCGGATCACATAAACACGTTCCAAGTTTCAAGTTTGGATTGTAAGTTCGGATTAGGCTTGGGGCCTAAGCCTTTGTCTATTCTCATCTACCTTTCACTTTACCGGTCGAAGCATTACTGCCCCAACAAAACTATTATAGCACTCTCTGCGACACGTGTCAACTCTTTTTGGCAAAATTTCTTAGATATTTTTTTCACAGCTAAATATTTCCTATGTTTAAAACAC